GGTTGATTGACCAATTCATTCCAGTGATGAATTCTCAGTTCGTACAGATTAAATCTGCAACGATTGATAGTCGGAGTGGAGTTGACATTGGATTCTCACTCTATGATAAGATGGGTAAGGTTGTTGATCTTACTGAAATCATGGAAGTCTATCAGAAGACTGTGACGCCCTGAGAACTGGCACAAGGACTTCCCAAAGTCGCACCAGATTCCCTATAATACACTTACAAACACACACACTTCAAACATCATGGGTTACTACGTCAGCATTGAAGAAAGCACCTTCATGATTCCTGCTGAGAATCTGGATGCTGCTTATAAGGCAATGTGTGAACTAAACTATACTGTTCCTAACAGTCAGAAACGAGGTGGATCTTATCCCGATAAGGATAAGGCACCTGAGTATGGTCCTCATAAGTCCTGCTGGCTCTCATGGATGGATTGGAACTATCATGAGACTTGTAAGGATGCTGAAAAGATTCTTCAGGAAGTTGGTTTCTACACTTCCATTGATGAGAATGGAAATCTTCACATTGATGGGTATGATAATAAGACTGGGCAGGAAGATTTGTTTCTGAAGTCTATCTGTTCACTTGCCAAAGGTTACATTGTATGGAAAGGTGAAGAAGGTGAGTATTGGGGTGAGACTTATGGTGGAGATAGGGTAATCGTAAAGGAACGACCCCGCCAGGATTTCAGTGATCTTGTGACACTCTGACAACTGGCACAAGGGGGGTTGCAATGCCCCCCGATCCGTTCTACATTACATTCAGTTGAGAGGCACTCCTGATGAACTACCTTTGTTTTGTAGATGGTCTTTTGGAGTATGCCAGCACTAGTCCTTCTCATTTCGCACACTATCAACTAGTGTATGCTGAAGAACATCAAGATGCTAATGTCCAGTATCTTACTGTAACTGATGAAGAGTATGATGAATTGTTTCCATGTGAAGAGGAGGAGGACACTTAAGGAACTGGCACAGACCCCCTAGACTTCTGACCCGATCCGTTCTACATTACATTCGTACCTGAGAGACGCACCATGTTTGATGAACTCTGGACTGAGATTCAAGATGCTCCCGGTGAGATCTTTGATCTTGACATTCCCGAACTTCATGATGATGAAAAGTTCAACATGAATGAGTACCTGAACGCAAACTACGATTACTGATGGTCATATTCGCAGAAATCTTCCGCCTTCTAGAGAATCTAACTGATGAACAGTTAAATGCTCTGGATGAGGAAAAGTTCGTTAAAGCACTAATCTACATCTATTACATTCAATGAACCAAGATCTTCTCATCATCCACTATAAGGATGGCACATCCCAAACTCTGAAGATGTATCATCTTCTGGTAATTCTTCCTTTGTTTGTTTTTCTGATCCGATGACACCTGACACTTACAACTTCACTGGCGACTCTGTGACAGTTCTCGGACTGGTCGGAGTGATCTCCACTGGCATCATTCTGGTGCTATGCTTCACTCGTTACTTCAATTCTCCTCTGAGGAAATGACCAACCTTCACTATTCTACTGGTGATGAACTTGAACAGTTTTTGTTAGAGAAATGTATGGAAAGTCCTGAGTTGCTTGCTACTATTATCAATAAGTATGTGTCTACAATGAGTGATAATCGCCTGATTGAACTTGAAGACTTCCTTATTAACAAATTCGGAGACAACTGATTATGTACCGCACCCTCTCCAACCTTCGTGATGTCGTCAATCGCCTGATTGAGCAGCAAGGTGAGAACGCAGCTGTTGCTGCGTTTGTGTTCACCAAAGAGGATGTATTCTTCTATCCTAAAGATGAGAATGGTATTGAAAATCTTGATGAACAAATCCATCTGAATAGTGATGACACTGATGATGTGTTACTTGAACTTGGTTCGTGTGATTACATCTACGAACAAGTTTTTGAGATTATTGACGATGAAATTCGTCGTGTTCGTAACAAAGTTTCTGCCTGAATCATGACACTCACCCCCGAACAGATCTCTGAGATTGTTGAAAAGTATTGTGATCGTGTCGTAGATGAAATGGACACAAAATCAATGGCACAAATGCTTTATGACATGCTGGTAGATTCTTTCCAATGTTCTAGCCAACATGACATGGAAGAACTCATCTGTGCAATTTATGGTGAGGAATACTATCAAGAACTGGTGGAGAGTGTGACAGTTCAGTAAGTGGCACAGGGGGGGTTGCGGTTCGTGCTTCCCCCTGTTATCTTTAATTCATACCAAGCAACCCCACCGATGCGTAAGATCGAACGCCAAATGAACGATGCCATCACCAATGCCAAGAATTGGTGCTCTGGTAACACTCAAGTGTGCTGGGATGGTGCTGCTCAAGTTGCAGAAGTGTTCCTGCACGGTAATCTGATTGCCAAGATTGGTTCGTGCTGGATTCAACTCTTCGATGGCAATCATCAGACCGCAACTACCAAATCCCGCCTGAATGCTATTCTTGCCATTCATGGAATTGCCGGTGAGCGTGTCTTTCAGCAGAACTTTAACTGGTTCGTGACTGTACCGAATGGCGGTGCAATTCCTTTCTTCTCCGGTATGCGCCTGAACTGAAATGATGACTGATAATGATGGTAAACAGTGTAAGCGGTGTGGTGAAGGCACCTATGAAATCGCTGACCTAAATGATGAGATTCATGGTGAGCGTCACTGTAACAAATGTGGGCATTTCGTAAAGCGTTATGATGACTGACAAAGAACAATTCATCGCTGATTGGTTGAAAGACAATCCAGATGATGATAGGTCTGATGCACTTGATGCTTGGAAACTTGAAGTTAAGTTTATCAATCAATTCAACGATTGGGACAACCAAATTGATGTCTGAGGACACTTGAGGAACTGGCACACGGTTCCCCCCAGACCCCCTGCAGACCCCTTACAATAGCAGTATGAAAAACACCCACCTTGAGCACCCTGAAGACACTATCCTGACGGGAGACCTTTCCGTTCTGGATTGGTTCGTGAATCCTGGCAACCTGAGTGTCAAGATTGATGGTGCTCCTGCTATTGTCTGGGGAACCAATCCTGCCACCGGAAACTTCTTCGTGGGCACCAAAAGTGTCTTCAACAAAGTTAAAATCAAAATCAATGAATCTCACGAGGACATTGATGCAAATCATCAGGGGAATGTAGCACAGATTCTGCATTCGTGCTTTGATTATCTGCCCCGTGTGAAGACAATCTATCAGGGAGACTTCATCGGTTTCGGTGGATTGAATGAATACACTCCGAACACCATCACTTATAAGTTCGGTGACATTGTAACCCAGAACATTATCATCGCTCCTCACACTTGCTATTATGCCGAGAGCGACCTTCGTGACGCTGTGGCAATGCCTGACCGTAGCATCTGGACTGATACTGAGACTGTGAAGTTCGTGCAACCTGAGGCATACATTCTGCACGGTCAAGAGTCCTTCGCTGATGTAGAGCAAATCTGTAAGTTTGCCCGTGTGATGGCACTTGCTGTAGAGTTTGTTTCTGTAAAGGAAGCATCCAAGATTAAGCAACAACTCAATGCCTGCATTCGTTCGGGTGATAATGTTGCTGCAGAGGATTTTGATTGTGATCCTAACCTGATTGGATTGTGGGCACTGGTGAAGTCTATCAAGGATGATTGTTTGTTCCTCTGCCGCAATGATGGTCCTGCAGCATACATCAACGGCAACCGTATTGATGCTGAGGGTTATGTGATGACCAATGAGTTTGGTATGTTCAAACTGGTGAATCGTGAGGTCTTCAGCTATGCTAACTTCAATCACGGTCGGTTTCAGTGTGCTAGTTGATAAGGTGGCACAGAGGGGGTCCGCTGACACCCTCTGACCCCTTATAATTAATTCAGTTGAGAGGAACCCCAATGCTCCAATCCAAAGACGCCCTCACCGTTGCCGCATCCTGCGGTTGCAATGGACACCCTTCCTGCCCCCGGTGCGGTTGGATGTGACACCTGAAGCACTGGCACAAGGGGGGTCCACAAGCGACCCCTGACCCCCTACAATACTTTCAGTTCAATCAACCCACCCAATGGCAACCTCAACCTATCAGACCGACCTGACCGACCGCACCTATAACGGTTGGACCAATTATGAGACCTGGAATGTTGTTCTCTGGATTGAGAATGATGAGAGCATTCAAAATGTGATTGCTGATTATAATGTCTGCTGCTATGAAGAACTGCTGGAATTGTTCTATGAATTCGGCAGCAAAGAAACCAAAGACGGTGTGAAGTGGAACGACCCTAAAGTCAACCGTGCCGAAATCAACGGCGACGTGTTCGATTTCTGAACTGGCACACTGGGAACGGCAGCGCCCTAAAGACTGCCCTACAATACTCTCAGTTCAATCAACCCCGAACTTCCAATGCGTTACAATCCTGCTACCGATCACGCTCAGTCCATCGATGCAATTGCCGAACAGTGCCGCAATGCCATTCTGAAGGCAGATGCTTGTCGTGCTATTGATAACGTCTACGATGAGATTCTCACCTTCTACCGCTGGGAGGATGACATTCTGCGACTGATTCCTGAACCGATCTCTGCCTGAACGGATACAATTTCTTCGGTCAAATCAACTCACTGAACTTCAATGATGCGCTACGAAATTCGCTATCAGACACCCTACAATCAGTGTGAGTGGCGATCACAATTCTTCCGCACGTTGGAAGAAGCGGAGCGAATGATTGCCTTCTATCGCTCCTGTGGATCTCCTGCACATTTGGCACCCTGAGTGATGGGAACGGATGCGCCCTGAAAGACACCCATCATACACATTATCCCCTGAATTCATATGTCCCGCGATCTTGCTCTCTCCCTTCTGCGTCAAGGTGAGAATGGTGATCAGATTCTCCAGATTCTGGAGACTATTGCCAGCCCTGCTGAACCTGAACTGAATGCCGCCGATCCGACTCTGGAAGAAATCCAATTCTGATAGTGGCACAGCGGAGGGTTTCTCCCTCCCCTTTGCCTCTACAATACTTTCAGTTCAAACGACACCGATGACCCGCTACGACGTGATCTGCCCCTCTGCCCCTTGGGAGAACACTACCACCGACGCCGACCGCGCATGGGACCTTTGCCTCTCCCTCTCCGAAGACTACGGTTACGCTCAGGTCCGCTGCAATGGGGTGATCATCGGAGACTACACTGACGGGCGCTGACCCGCCCCGCGACCTGCTACAATACTCTCAGTTCACACCCCCCCCCCTTCCTATGCTGATCTCCGAAGCGATGGTGATGCTTGCCCCCTACGGGGTGGAGCGGATCGAACGCATCCCTGGCTTCACGGTCGCTCAGACCTGGAAGGTCCGCCATAACGGGCAGGAGTACATCTACGGCTGCCAGCTGGAATCGCTGGTATGGGCACTGACCCCATCGGATGAGTGGGAGGGTTGACCCCTGGCACCCTGACCCTGTAGAATTCCAGAGCACACCGCAAGGCACCTCAATGCAAATCACCCCCGTCGTTCTCAACCTGACCCCGCTGCAACTGCTGGCACTGCAGGATGCCATCTCCCACCGCTACCGGCAGATGGAGGCACTCGGCACCGATACTTCTGAGATCACTGCCCTGCGCGACCTTCACGTTCTGATGGATCGCTATTGACCCTCAGGGGGGTGGGTTGACTCCTGCCCCTCAACCGACTACAATTCCAGAGCACACCGCACCGCACCCGATGACCCTGACCGCTAAAGAGCAAGACCTGTTCAACGCCATCCAGGAAGGCATGGATGCCCCCGGCAGCGGGTGGCTCCATGAGCTGGCTGATGAAACGCTCAGCACGGCAGGCGTGCTTGGAAGCCTGGTTAAGAAGGGACTGGTTCGCAGCATTCCCGTGCGGGAGCCTGGATACCCGACTGCCTACTGGGTGGAATTGATCACTGCCTGATCATGCTTAAGGGGAGGGATCTCCCTCCCCCCATCCGTGCTACAATTCTCTCAGTTCACCACCGCACCGCACCCGATGACCGCTACTCTCCCTGCCCTGCAGGAATGCCTGAACGTGTACGCCCCCGGAACCACCTTTGAGGACATCCTGTGGGATTGCTCCAATCCGTTTGACGGTTGCGTTGAGTGGCACATTGCCGTGGAGGCGGCAGAGATGCACTTCCTGAGCTCTGAGTTCTGGGCAACCTACGGGCACCTGCAGGATGAGCGAATCGACTGCGGCGAACTGCTGGAGTGGTTGGGGTACTGATCCCCCTGCCCCATCCGTGCTACAATTCTCTCAGTTCAACCAACCGACTCCAATGGCACTCTACTCTCAGGCAACCGACCTCAAGACCCGCCAGACCGTATGGGTCTCCCGCAATGTCGTTAAGGGTCGCCCGCAACTCAACTCTCACCGTGAGGATGCTCCGGGCAACTCCCTGTCAGATGCCGGGGTGGATGGTCTGACCGCTGCCGAACTCTCCGGACTTCACACCCCGTTCGTGGGTTGGCAGGGTCCGGGGCATCAGTTCTACTGTAACCCCGAAGCAAAGCGCCTGACCTGGTTGGCGTGAGATTCGTGGGGATGAGTCACTCACCCTGCCCCATCCGTGCTACAATTCATTCGTTCTCAACCCCTCCCCCGCTCATGCTCTGGCCCCTCTCTCAGTGCTCCGATCTGCAGACCCGCCAAATCAAGTGGATCTCCCGTGCCGATCAACTGAAAAACGGTTCCCGACCGTCCGCTTACATTCACTGGGGACTGCCTGCCACCGTGCTTGCCGCTCAATTCTCTGAGACCCATGCCCCTGACGTGGCACGGTGCCCCATCAGTGGGTGGCGCTCAACTCAGTGAGGGCGAGTCCCTCACCCTGCCCCCTGCGTTCGTTCGTGGGGGGCAGTCTGATCGTTCGTGTGGGGGCAGTGCCCTTGTGGCGTCCTTAGGGGCGGTCGCCGCCGTATAAAAACGCCTAACTACCCTAAGCTATAAACGACCCAAATCGACTTGTAAATATCACTCTCCTTAAAAATTTTCCGAATACTATATAATTTTGAAAAGGTCGCTTAAAATACATCGAATGAAAAAAAATTCCGGGGATATTTTTGAATCCATAGAGGTCGATCCAATTAGTGGTGAATACTTCATCAAAATTCCAGAGCAAATTATGAATGAACTCTCTTGGTATGAAGACACTCAAATATGCTTTACTCTTGAAGGAGATGAAGTAATTCTCGCAGAACGCACAGATTGACAATCGCTACATAATATTGTATGATAATGAAGTAACTACTTTCAATTATGGCTAAAGGATTTACCGTAAAAGCAAATGCCCCAGTGGCATCAAATAAAGAAGCAGAATGGGATTATGATCTTGCAAAGGAAATGGTACGTGGAAAGTCCATTGTTTTTTGCCTTCCGGGAAGAGGAGTCTCCTATACCTATCTAAAGAGCTTCGTTCAACTGTGCTTTGATTTAGTACAGTCCGGTGCAAGTATTCAAATTTCACAAGACTATTCCTCCATGGTAAACTTTGCACGATGCAAGTGCCTTGGTGCGAATGTTCTAAGAGGACCGAATCAAATTCCTTGGGATGGAAAACTTCAATATGATTATCAACTTTGGATTGACTCCGATATTGTCTTTAATACCGAAAAATTCTGGCAACTTGTTCTGATGGATAAGGACATTGCTTCTGGATGGTATGCAACCGAAGACGGGCATACAACCTCAGTGGCACACTGGATGGAAGAGGATGATTTCCGTAATAATGGTGGAGTTATGAATCACGAAACCGTTGAGTCCATCAGTAAGCGCCGCAAACCATTCACCGTTGATTATGCAGGATTTGGTTGGCTTTTGATTAAGCACGGAGTATTTGAACATTCTGAAATGAAGTATCCCTGGTTTGCTCCCAAGATGCAAGTTTTTGAATCTGGAGAAGTTCAGGATATGTGCGGAGAAGATGTATCATTCTGTTTGGATGCAAAAGAAGCAGGATTTGAAATTTGGTGCGATCCTCGTATCAGAGTCGGTCACGAAAAGACAAGAGTGAT